AAGCGGTTTGCTCGCGGGCTTGGGAAAGCTTTGCCACCAACTCGGCTGCCTTTGCCTGGGCTTCCGCAGTATCGATGACGACCTTGATCTGCTTCTCGGCAATGTCTTGTGCCACGTTCAGCTTCGCGACGAGTAGATCAAGCGACCGCTGCGCCGACCCCGTCGGCAGGCCGACGGCTGCCTTCATCTGCAACTTCGCAAACGCTGCCTCGGCCTCGCGCGTGAGCTGGTTGATCTTGACAAGAGAATCGACGAGCCTGGGGCTTGAGGAAATCGCGGCGGCAGGCAATCCCGCGGCCTTACTTCCGACAGCCGCACCGCGGTCAAGCGACTCCGAAAGTCCAGGCTGCGAGAAGACAAGCTCTCGGCCTGTCTTTACTCGACCAGACTTCTCCGACACCTCCGCCAACTGTCGAACTGATGCCACGGTGGCATCGACGGTCGCCTTGACTTGATCAAAGTTCTTCTTGATAACGGCCGTCGGAGCGATGCCGTCTTCAATCAGGGCATTCAGAGACTCAAGCTCAGACTGAGACTGAACGAGTGCTGGCAGGAAGCCAGCCTGAACCTCCTTGGCAAGACCCGTCAGGGTTGTCTGAGCGGCCTTGATGGGGTCGGAAAGCTGCTCAGACACTGACACAAGCTGCCGCATCTTGTTTGACGCGGCATCTAGGTCGGATCGCCCAAGCGCGTCCATCAGCGACGGAAGCCGCTCCAGAACGTCTCCTGCCTTGGCCCCCCGGGCCATAAGCTCATCAAGGTCGGATAGGTCGATATCGACGCCATACTTTGTGGCAACCTGGGCTTGCAGCTCCTTCGCTGCCTGAGACACGGCCCGGATCGCAGCCGCCTGCTCCTTCCTGGCCGCGGCCATGTCGCCGCCGCTGGATGCCGCTCCGCCGCCGGCCTCCGCCTGCTTGATATCACGCATCACCGTCTTGATGGTGTCGCGGTACCGCTCGAGGTCGGCGAGCTTCTTGGCAAGCTCCTGCTGCTGGCCTGTGAGAGAAGAGACCCTTGCGTTCGCAGCGTTCAGCTCCTCGGGCTTCGACCTCGGCCCGGACGCCATTGTCGCAAGCGTGTTCCTGGCAGCCGTGGCTCTGTCTAGCTCGGACTGCAACCTCACCAACTCGCTGCTCGTGGCAGAGATCGACTTTGCCAGCGACTTGTCACCCATAAACTCGCCGCCCATGAGCTTGCCGGCGGCGGCTCGGGCCTCATCGGCCTTGGCTCGCAGCGAGTCAAGGCTCTCGGCGTTGACAGTGACCGTAACGGCACCACTGCTGATCGCGAGCACCTTGGCCTTCGCGGCCTCGGCGGCTGCGGTCAGGTTAGCCAGATTCTCGCGAGACTTGCCGATGTCAACGTCAGCCTTAATCTTCCCGCCAAGCTCATTGAGCTTGTCCACGCCGCCAAACCGGGTGATGATCTCAATGTCCTTCGACTTGAGACCGCTGATAGCGTCCCGCAGGGCGGATACGCTCTGCATCCCCGTCGTCTTCAAGACGATGTCGACCTGACGCTGAGACAGGACTGAGTTCAGCCTCTGCTGGAGGCCATCCAAGTCCTTGATCATGCCGGGGAAGCCCTTGAACGAGAGCTTCATCGACGCGGCGGCCTGGAGCGACCGCTCGAACTTCTGGAGCGGCGTGTAGATGCCCTCAAGAGACTTCGCGGCCTGCCGAGAAGCGGCCGTCAGATTGCTCTGCACGCCCCTGGCAAACGACGACACTTCCTTTGCCGACTTCGACAGCTTGCCGTCGAAGTCGGCCGTATTCGCCGAGACGATCGCACTGATCTTGCCCAGGTAACCGCTCGCCATTTGATCATCCTTGAGGCAGTGCTTGGAGCTTCATAAGCTCCGCTAACATCTCGTTCTGCGATTGCTCCGGCCTGACGGCGATCGGCATGAATGCGGACTCGTCTGGAATTTCACCTCGGCGATAGTTACCCGACGCGCACACAATCGTTCTGCATAGCCTCGCCGTCTGCTGCCACGAGTCTGGCAGCGGCCAACGGCGGTCGTATGCGGCCCACTCGCTCAACTCCTCGCTGTCGATCTCACGAAGAAGCTGCTTTACAGTCTTGCCGAGCGCCAGAGCTAGTTTGAAGTAGAAACGTCGCTCTGGTCGCTCGGCGAATCTTTTCCCAGCGCGTCCACGGCCGCGTCTGAGAATGCGTTTAGCTGCCAAGCCTTCTCAAACAGACGATTGATGACCAGAGCCGACTTCTTTCCGACAACGTCCGCCTCGTCATCTGCGAACAACCGCTCGCCGTTCTCGTCGCAAAGCGTCAGCACGAGAAAACGGCATCGGAAGTTCTTCATCTTCTCGCCCGAGTAAGACTCCTCGAACGAATCTCGCTCCGATCCCGTCAGAGTCTTGAGGCAAACCTCGCCCCCCCACTCGGGCACATTCACAGTGGCGAGCTTTGTGTCTGCGGCGGAAACGATACGAGACTTGGACATAGCCATGACTGTTAAGTTCCTGTGTAATCAGTAGGTGTGAAATTCAAAACACAACGAAGCAAATCGCCAGCTCTTCCTTCAATCGAAACGGCCGTGCAGACAACACGCCTGGAGAAACCGCCTGTAAAATTCAGAGTGCCTGTCCTGCGGACAAGATTGCTGGGGTCGGATGTGAACAAAGCCTCAATCACCGCCGAACCCGGAGACGAGTAGGCTCCCGTCGGAACCATTAAGACCTGACTCGCTCCGTAAGACGCGCCTGTCATGTCGACGACCTCGGCAACGCTCCCTTCAACGCGAACGCTTGTGGCTTCAAATGAACTGCCCGCGAACGAGACATTTCCGCTTGCGATAACCGCCATAAACCACCAAAGTCTTCTGAGATGGCTTAGTCTGGACACGGGACTCGGAAAACTGCCGTGCTCTTGAGGAGGTCACCGACCGTAGCCGTGACCACGCTTGAGATGCACGTCGCGGGGCCGCTGTATCCAGTTGTTGAGATATTGCCGGATGCCCCCGCCTGCGGCGGTGACGAACCAAGGCACTCGACCTCTATCTGGGACGGCGAGTCGATAGCGCGAACCTTAAAGCCCAGGACATACGGCTCCTCGGCATTGATGTCCGATCCGAGGTGCGCAGTAGAAATCCTTGGCCGAGCCGAAATCTGCGGTTGGATGCTCACGGACACCCGCGTCACCGTGTAGCTAGAGCCGCTAAACGTGAAGCCTGTGCCCTGAGATAGAGTCGCCATCTTCTAGCACCCTTGCGTTAGGCAACACGCCAAGTCGCATTTCCCTTGATGAGGTCACCTACGGTGCCGCCGACGGTCGAGGCCGTGAGGGTCGCGTTGCCAGTAAAGTTGACGGGGCCGCTGATGCTGATCGCAGCAGACTGCGCAGTGATGACGTTCGCGGCGATGAAGTCGCAGGTGATTTCCCGCTGAACGAACGTCGGGACGTACTCGCGGCGGCTGCCAACGGCTTGGCCGAGGTGCGACCCGTCTGCGTTGTCGATCGTGTCATTGACGTTGAAGCTCGTAATCGTGAGCGTCTGGCCTGCGTAGGTCATCGTCACGCCCATTGCAGCAATACCGGCCATAGTGCGCCTCCTTGCGCTAAAGTCTTATTCAGTGGCCTCTGACCACCGAATCTGAAATAGTTGTCGAACCTCGTATGCGGGTGGGAGCTGTGCTCCCACGGCTGCCGGGTCTAGATAGTCATCCGTCTCCGACACGAGCCGTATATCACTAATTGTACTGCCCGCGAGCGTGCCAGTGCGGCCATCCAAAGCAATTCGCACCTCGTCTGCCAACTCGCGCGCGGCGTCGTAGTAAAGCGCCCAGGAGGCGATCTGTAGATTAACCAAAGGCTGATACAGTGGCCCCAGCAGAGCGGCTTCTCGGGTAATGTTGTTGCGCTTGTAGATGCAAAACGGTAGAACGGCCGTCTTCGGTACGGCGATCGGGAACACCTGAAAGCCGACCAGCCTCGCCACCGCAGGGGTGGTGACTAGCCTTTGGAAAACGTGCTTTTCGGGTGAGATTATCACTTGGATAGCCTGTCGATATTGGCCTGGATAGCCGCCTTAAGCGTGCTGAACACGGCACCCTGCTGCTCGCTGATGGTCTTTTCCATCGCGTGAGACGCGGGCATGCGGCCGTAGGTCTCGCCTGGGTGCAGCGTGATGGGGTGCATCTTGTTGCCAGTCAGGCCGAAGTCGTGCGGGTAGCCCTTGCCCATTCCCGCTTGGCGTGCCCCCTCGTACTTGCTGCCCATCAGGAAGTAGTAGCCCTTCGACATATTCGCGAACTGCTTGTCGTTCGCTGACGAATGCCGCCGCATCTTCCCGTTGATCATCTGGTGGACGTTGATGTAGGTGCGGCGGCCCTTCGTTCCTGGCTTGCGGGCATCTGATCCGAACTCGAAAAGCCACGCGGAATTCCCCGAGCCATCTTTCTCAGTGGCGCTGCCGGTGCCTGTCTGGAGAGGGCCGATGATCGCGATGACAGCCGCGTCATAGGTTTTCGTCCTGATCTTGACCGACTTGCTCAAGTTGCCGGTGGCGTCTCTGATCTTGGCCTTATAGCCCTGCTTAATGTGCTCGCCGGCCTTCTTTACGGCGTCCTCAAGCGCCT